AAGGGGAAGTTTTGTATACTTCATAAGGAGGATGGAATGGTGAATGTTACTGGAAAACGATGTGAAAGAACGGAATGTAAATATATTGCACAATATAATGTGGATGGTGAAATGAAAGGTAAATATTGTTCGGTTCATAAAGAGGAAGGTATGGTAGATATTAAACATAAGAGATGTGAAATGGAGGGATGTTTGAATGCTCCGTCATACAAATTTGAAACGGATACAAGTTGTAGGTTCTGTGCTAGACATAAGTTAGAAGGTATGACAAACGGAAAACATGTATTTTGTATTTATGATGGATGTAATAAAATTGCTGGATATAATGTAATTGGAACAAAAACACCCATTTATTGCACTAGACATAAAGGGGAAAACATGGTTGATTTGAAACACTCCTTATGTTTGGGGGTTATTCTGAGTCCCACAGGAGAGGAAATTGGATGTGATAAAAGGCCGATTTTCAATTATAAAGGTTCTAAGATTGGATTATACTGTGTAGTTCATAAAAAAGATGGAATGATTGATGTAATAAGTCCTCAATGTAAATCACAATTTTGTGAAAGTTATTCAAGGAAAAAATACGATTACTATTGTATTCCATGTTATATACAATTATTTCCAGATAAACCAACTACCCGAAATTATAAGACAAAAGAAAAATCAGTCGTGGATTTTGTATTGTCAAGTTTTACTTCATTTACATGGATAACGGATAGAAGGATTCATGACGGATGTTCTAAGCGTCGTCCCGATTTATTATTAGATTTAGGTTCTCATGTTCTTATTGTGGAGGTGGATGAAAATCAACACATGGATTACGATTGTTCTTGTGAAAATAAAAGGCTTATGGAAATATCACGTGATATTGGTCATAGACCATTGGTATTTATCCGTTTTAATCCGGACGTATATTTTGATAATAAAAATAATAAAATAACATCTTGTTGGAACCCAAATAAACAAAATGGTGTTTTGTGTATTCCAAAAAATAAACAAAGTGAATGGAATAAACGATTATCGTTATTGAAAAAACAAATTGAATATTGGATAGAAAACAAAACATATAAAACAATTGAAGTTATACAACTATTTTACGATGGCATGTTGTCTACATGATATGATATAAAAATAATTTAAAAATAAATTAAAATTAATTATATGTAGGCATTTTCAGATTTTTTTGACTTTTCCCAGGATTTATTTTCTTTAGCAATATTATAAAAGCGATTTTATGGGAGGGGCTTTAATGCAACTAGTCGCTTACGGCGCACAAGACGTGTTCCTTACTGGAACGCCTGAGATTACTTTCTGGAAGGTGTCTTACAGACGCCATACCAACTTCGCCATGGAGTCTATTGAGCAGACTTTCTCTGGCCAAGCCGATTTCGGCAGACGTGTTACCTGCACCATCTCCAGAAACGGAGACCTTGCTTACCGCACGTATCTTCAGGTAACTCTTCCTGAAATCAACCAGTCTATGGTTGGAACGGTCGCATCTACTGGTGTGGCTACTCCTGGTGTCTATGCCCGTTGGTTGGACTTTGTCGGTGAGCAACTCATCGCCCAAGTGGAGGTTGAGATTGGAGGTCAACGCATTGACCGCCAATATGGTGACTGGATGCACATCTGGAACCAGGTCACCATGACCTCTGAGCAACAACGTGGATATTTCAAGCTTATTGGAAACACCACTCAGCTCACCTACATGACTGACCCTACCTTCGCTGCCATCTCTGGACCTTGCGCTGCTTCTGGTGTCCCTAATCAGGTGTGTGCCCCAAGAAACGCTCTCCCTGAGACCACTCTTTACATTCCTCTTCTCTTCTGGTTCTGCCGCAACCCTGGTTTGGCTCTTCCTTTGATTGCTCTCCAATACCACGAGGTCAAGATTAACCTTGACCTTCGCCCTATTGGTGAGTGTCTCTGGGCCGTCAACACCCTCTCGGCTGTTTCTGGAACCCAGTCGGTCACCACTGCCTACCAACAGTCTCTTGTTGCTGCCTCGCTCTATGTTGACTACATCTTCCTTGACACTGATGAGCGCCGCAAGATGGCACAGAACCCTCATGAGTACCTCATTGAGCAGGTTCAGTTCACTGGTGATGAATCCGTCGGTTCATCCAGTAACAAGATTAAGCTCAACTTCAACCACCCGGTGAAGGAGCTTATCTGGGTTGTCCAGCCTGATGCCAACGTTGACTACTGCTCTTCTTTGGATGCTTCTCAGCTTCTTTACAGAGTCCTTGGTGCTCAGCCTTTCAACTACACTGACTCCATTGATGCCCTCCCTAACGCCATCCACGCGTTCGGTGGACCAACTGAGACCCAGGGCTCCCAGGCCTTCATCACCTCATCTGGTCTCTTCCAGATGGCAGGTGCTACTGACGTCACTGGTCTCACCTCTGCAAATGTTTGGCTTGGACCTACCTCCGCTCAACTCCCATTCCGCCCACAAGGTGAATCCGCTACCGCTTTCAGCAGCTCTGGTCTCTCTGACGCAGGAACATTCGTTCTTGCCGAGACCGCTCTTGATATGCACTGCTGGGGTGAGAACCCGGTTGTCACCGCTAAGCTCCAGCTTAACGGCCAGGACCGCTTCTCTGAGCGTGAAGGTTCCTACTTTGACGTTGTTCAACCCTTCCAACACCACACCCGTGCTCCTGACACCGGTATCAATGTGTATTCTTTCGCATTGAGACCTGAGGAACACCAACCAAGTGGGTCATGCAACTTCTCCAGAATTGATAACGCTGTCCTTCAGCTTGTCCTTTCTTCCCCGACTGTTTCGGGAACTGCCACCGCCAAGGTGCGCGTCTACGCTGTTAATTACAACGTTCTAAGAGTTATGAGCGGCATTAAACTTGATATTTTGGCATATTTATTATGTCAACTTATTAAGAATTGTGCAGAAAAACAACCCGCCACAAACAAATCAGGCTCTGTTTGTGGAAACTTCGGTTTGACCCCTGTCGTAAAGGTCAGTTGTTAGTGAGGATGAAGGTCCTTGCAAGATTACTTGTTGTTCGGGGAACCCCTTAGAGCTTCAACTACCAAGTGAGTATGGGAAACCTGCTCATGGCCGAGAAGAGAACTCGGGTATGGTAATAATGTTGAAGATTGGGCAATCCGCATGGTTATAACCTAAAGACGCTTTTGCTAGTCTATGGTTAGCCGTCAGAGACTGAACGGTAGTCGCTCGATGAAGAAGGCCTAAGCAGCCTGAGTCGGGTTAAGATACAGTCCATTCCCCTAGGGAAACTTAGGGGTACTAAAGGGCAGGCGTTGCTTATTCCAATTAAACGTAAGTTTAGTTGTGAATTCGTAATCCTAGCTCATAGCTCTCTTAATCAATATTATAATAAAATCTATAATATTGGTAAAATCATATATGAGTTCTATTGTCCATTATCTTTTTGAACTTTGTAATGATATCCTCATAAGAAAACCGATTTTTCATCATATTACATGTATTACAACAACTTTTACAATTGGATTCTATATATCCTACCGAATTATCAAATCTATCAATACCGTTTCTATGATTATCATTATTTTCTTTACCACACATATAACAAGAATCCTTTGTGATAGTTTGGAAATCGTCTTCCGATATTAAAAAGTCAATCCCACGATTTTTGGCAGAAATAGAATACTGTTTATAATTTCCACTTACAACGTCTGGAAAAACCTCCTTGAATATTGTACTCCTTTCTATATCATAGTATACAATATGATGAACCCTTTTTATGAATGTTTCAACTGAAGTTTTATGTTTCAAATAATTACATAAAGAACAACAAGTAACACAATTTTCCAGAAAATACCCTTTGGTTGAATCGCATCTATCTATTCCATTGAACGTCTTTTCTTCATTCATTTCCCCACAATAATGGCATTTCTTTTTGATAATATCACAAAACACCTCTTTTGTCAATTGAAACTCTATCTTACGACGACCAGCTTCTTTCATATAGGAACGGAATGCCTGATTTATATTCGTTTTAGCCAATAAATTACGCTTTTCTTTATCTCGCAATTTATCCTGTTTTTTATTTTGGTCTCGGCATTTTTTACAGGTTTTTGTTTGTTTATTTTTTAGGCCAATGAAGTCGGTTATATCATATTGAATACAACATACAGAACATACTTTATGAGTCTCCTCCGTGTTTTTATTTATTTCTTTTGCTTGGTCTCTCTTTGTTTTATCTTTTATTCTATCTGTTTTCAAACAGTCCTTACATTTAGAAAACATATACTCACTTTCTAATTGTGATTTACATCCACGTATATAATTCTGACAAACCTTCTTTCCGCTTTTTATAGTTTCCTCTACAAAAATACATATCTGATGTTTTCCACAAAACTCATTTTCATCCGATTTTTTGAATATACATCCCTTTTTTTTACATAAAACTACCTCTTTTTTGTATTTTGTTTTATCTCGTGTTCTACAATTTTCACATGTTTTTACTCCATCCTCCAAATAATACATCTTTTTACATCCCTTACATAAATCCAAATGTTCAATCATCTCCGACGTATAATTACACATATATTGATGTAGTTTACAAAAATTAGTTGAAAGAAGTTTTTTATTCCGGCAGGATTCATGATGTCGGTCCTTCGCTAGACATTTCATATAATAATATGAAAATTCGCTTTATATTATTTCTATAATGTATTCATAAAAATGCTCGGTATGGCCAATCTTCTCCCCCCCTTGGCCTTTCCCAAAGAATGTTCATCCGTCAATGTGCCCATATATGAATTGGACATTTGTCCCCTGACCCAACAGACATACCTGATGCAGTAGGTATTTATTGGGTATAGCGCCCCCTCCTTATTCATCCTTTCTCCATATGACCCACAATACCGAATACGAAACGATATCCACCCACAATATTATCCTTTATGACCTCATACGCAGCAAGTATTGCCATCAATTTCCTTCAATCCGGCGCGATATATTTCGCGGGTCCCCCTCTCCAAAGTACACACCAATCCCAGCAGAAGCCCCCTCTTTGCCGTTTTTGGAGCATGCACCGTCGGTATATACATAGTAATCGGGTGAAACCAATTCTTTATGACCGTTTTCTGATGCTCCCTGTATAAACTCTTCAGCATCGTCCCTCACTTTTTATATACAGCACCACTTGACAGATTCTTGGCATTCAGGCCATGTTGAAAAAATCCCAGGTGTTCTCCCTTTAGCAACAGCATAAAACGGCATTTGTTTATATCTAGAATATTTTATAAATCATTTTTATATGACAACCACTACTCAATACAACGGAAGATTATGTAATCAAATTATACGAAACTTAGCAGTAAGTAAAATTGCCGAAAAAAATGATTTATTTGTGGAATACAGTTCTTATGAAGAAATAAAACAACTTGGTATAGATCTATTTATAGGAACACAAAAATATGATAAAACGATTCCATTAACAGACAATAATTATTTTTTAATTTATGACAAAACAATACATTATAATTTAAATCCGAATAAAGATTATTTCCAAACAAACGAAATCATCCAAATCTTGTATAAACATATACAATCGGTCAAAAACACTATTATTAATAATAATCCATTTAAAGAAAGATATCAGAAAAACAACGATGTTTGTCTTCATGTTCGGTTAACGGATGCTTTGCAATTTAATCCTGGAGTTCAATATTATTTGGATACACTTAGTTCTCTTACCTTTGACAAATTATATTTAACAACGGACGACCCGGGTCATTCCATCATAACTCAAATATTACAAAAATATCCTAGAGCCATTCTTTTTAATTTTAATGAAGTTCAGACCATCCAGTTCGCAAGTACTTGTAAATATGTGGTGTTGTCTAATGGGTCGTTCTCAGCAGTGATAGGATATTTAGCCTTTTTCTCAACAGTGTATTATTCTAAAATAGACCCTAAAAGAATATGGCATGGCGATATGTTCTCAATTCCTGGATGGAAAGAGGTTTCACCCCCGGCACTAACTCCACGTCCACTTCTTGGAAAACGTTTCTTTTTCAATATGCCCCGCTAACCTTTTCTCACAATTAGACTTTTATATTCAATTATGCCCCTTTGGGGCAGATTATTTTGTGCGATGCGAAAAGATAGAATGGCGTAAAAAGGGTTTAAAAGCCCCGTCCTCCTCCTATATAAATATGTCGCTTTCAACACATGTCACTACACAAAAACAACTCATTTTGAACAATCTCATGGAGTTTTATAAAATCCCCACTCATCTTCAAAAGATGATGGATGTTATTAATGGGGATTCAAAGATATCTCTCCGAATAGTAGACTGGTTTGTCACCAATTATGCCAAAAAATATTATACAGTGTTTGAAGTTCCTAGAATGGTTGACGGAATCCCTTCTGCCACAGAAACCACAAGATTCAAGGTTTTCCATGAATACAAATTGAAATTGAAGGCGTATGCGAAGAAAAATTTTGACCCCTTTTGTCGTTGGGAACGTATCCAAATCCCTTATGACGACCATTCCTTTATGGAAACAACGATAGGCCAGCTCAACTTTTTCAAATGGGCGATTGAGAATCGTATTCTGGAATATATTCATACACATTATCCATCCATAGAAGACGATATGAATAATCGCAATAGTACATCTAAAAGGAAAACAGCTACGGCTATAACGACCTCAGATGAAGGAAAGACGAGAAAGAAACGCGAGGAACTCTCCATCTCCGCTTGTAAATGTGTCAAAAAGGAAAATGTCAAGATAGTGGTTACATTTCACTAGGGCAGCCCGAAGGGCTGCAAAGCCCGGGACCCCCTTCGGGTTCCGCCGATAAGA